ATTCTTATCATTTGTGATTTCACAATCAATTTCTTTTGTTACAAATGATATTATTTTTTTTGTATTTATAAAATGATTTTGACAAATAATTGATAATTTAATATCTAATTCATTTTCAACAACATTTGATGGTTTTATATCAAGTATTATATCATCATCTAAACACAAATTACTAGTATATAATAAAGACCATTTGCCTATATTATTATGAATAGAATTTATTTTTAAACCATCTACTAAAATAGACATATAAAAAAGTAAATTTAAGATTATATTCTTTAACATTCTCAGTTTGTTTAATAATATAATCTATCCATATAACATATATCTTTTTCAATATTTGTTAAATGGATAGTTTATAATGAAACAATTAAATGTTCTATCCACGTATATGTTGATTTATCACATAATTTTAAGTAAGTCTTCGTATTTGAAATTAATACATTATCTAAATTCATATATATTAATTTTAAAAGTCGTTTATTAAATACTTTTTCTGATAAATGATGATCTATATTTAACAAATCTATACGATGATTATATGATATAAAAAATATATAATCCAAATCATATTTTTCTGAAAAATAACTGAGTTCAGAGTAAATATGTTTCAACATTGAATTATATGAACTTAATATATCAATATATGCATCATAAAATGGTATTTTTAAAACTGATCTTTTTTGTGGTTTTCTTTTGAAATAACATATTGGTTCTTGATCATAATTATCATAAAATTCCCTAGTCGATAGATCACTTATTGTTTTTTTTATATTTGATGTCGATCTAATGCATATTGATGATTTAGTGGGTGTACCATTTGGATGTAGGTTACGTGTTAGTCTAATTTTATTAGTATTTGGAAATGCCAAGCCACTTAATCTAATAGGTAAGATAGGTCCATCAATAATATCCTTGGGATTAAAGTCAGAATAAATAGAACCATAAAAAAGATATCCTATTTTATATGGTTCTGAATTTGTATTAGTATTAGAATTTAACATAAGTATTTGTTTACTTTAATACATAAAACTTAGATATTATTATAACTGTATTTATTATTTTTCTAAGTATTATGTATTAATCAGATTTTTTCACAAATCAAATTCTCTTAATTTGATCATATTTTGATCAAATTTACCAATAACACAAATAAAATAATCATCAATTTGTGTTTCAAAAATATCATATGGTTCTAAAATATTTTTGAAATATATTTTTCCACATATTATTTTAACATCCAATAAATCCATATATAAGCCTTTTCCTATCATTTTTATATATGCTTCCTTACGACAAAATTGATATATATCATGTGGCTCATCTATATTGAATACACTTTTTAAAATTGATAGATCTGTATTTCTTTTTGTATAAACAACATCAATACCAATTGAGGTATTAGCATCATAAATTCCCACACACAAATTATGATCATGTGATATATTAAAAAATCCATTATTAATAATAGGTTTGAAATATTCATTATATTTGATTTCATAAGTAATTGTATCTGATTTCGCAAAAAATTGTTTCATCAAATAACTAATATAATGTGTATTCTTGTCATTGACGATTTGATATTTTAACCATGTTTTTTCAGATTTTGGTATCAAAATATTATCAGATAATACATAATTATCTGGAACAAACTTATAATATATATAATTCATACAAACTTATAATATTTTATAGTTACAAAATATTATGAATTTGCTAAACAAAATAAATTTATAATTTAACAAATTTATGATTTAACAAATTTATTATTTAACAAACTTATGATTTAACAAACTTATGATTTAACAAACTTATTCCATTCTTTCTCATTTATACGTTTTGACATTGTCTTTAATTGACTACCGATCCCTACCTCAAAATATTCATCAACTTCTGATTTCGCAATATTATTCATAAGATTTTGCCATTGAACTGGTTTTGTTATTTGTTCACTCAGGAGTTGTCTTATTTGTTCAGAATCAGTATAGGGTTCACCTGTTACATTTGAATAAACTATACATGATGGTTGATTTATTGTTATATCAGCTAAAACAGATTTTAATTCTTTTGCTGCTGATTCCATATAGGCTGAATGAAATCCACCGCTTACTTGTAACCTAATGACTTTCGTTGCTCCTCTTGATGAGGCCATTTGTTCTACCAGCTTAATATCATCAGTTTTACCACTTAAAACTCTTCCTTTGGGAAATAAATAATTAGCGATTGAAACATTACATGTTTCACATATTTCATTAATAACTTCATCTTCCAAACCAACAACTGATATCATACCACTTGGACATGATTCACTTGCTTTTAACATTGCTTCTCCTCTTGCTTTTAATAATCTTATACCATCTTCAAATGATATTGCACCTGATGCTACTAGGGCGGAGTATTCACCTAAACTAAATCCGGCACAAATTGATGGTTTGATATTTAGTTTTCTAAATTGAATAATACTTGCTAATAATAAAGCAGGTTGTGATACATCGGTTTGATTTAATTTTGATTCAGGACCATTTATACAAATATCCATCAAATCATACTCCAATATTTGACTAGCAATCGAGTTAAGGTATTCTGCAATGGGATCATCAACATATTCAGATAACATGCCAACTTTTTGGGAGCCTTGACCACAAAAAAGCATAACTGAACGTTTAGAATTTGATGGTTGTTCAAGTGTTTGTTGAACATATGATGGTGTATAAGAAGTTGATTGAACAGATGATGGTTGTTCAAGTGTTTGTTGTTCAGATGATGATATATAATAAGTTGTTTGATCAGATGATGGTTGTTCAAGTGTTTGTTGAACAGATGATGGTGTATAAGAAGTTGTTTGATTAGATGATGGTTGTTCAAGTGTTTGTTGATCAGATGATGAAATATAAGATGTTGATTGATCAGATGATGATATATAAGATGTTGCTTGAACAGATGATGGTGTATAAGAAGTTGATTGATCAGATGATGATATATAAGATGTTGCTTGAACAGATGATGGTGTATAAGAAGTTGATTGATCAGATGATGATATATAAGATGATTGTTGTTCAGGTGTTTGCTGATCAGATGATGATTGTTGAGGTATTGCTTGATATGATTTTGGTTGATCTGAAGTTAATTGTTCGGGTATTGGTTTTGCTATGCCATCTTTAAAATCAGGAGACACATCTTCTTTCCAATATGGTTCAGTTAATTCCCATAATTGTTTGCATAAGTTTTGATAATTATATCTAGTTTGGAATGGATATAGGCCAGATAAACTTTTTTGATGTGGATTAACACCTTTTTTTAGCAGATACTTATATAAATTTAAATGTTCGACATCATTTGATGCTAAAAAAGCAGCATTGTGTAATACGTTCCATGATTTGTCATCTAAAATATTATGATCTAAAAAATTATGATTTATATCTTGTTGTTCAAATAAGAATTCAACAATATCTTTTTTTGCATAAATGACAGCATATTTTAATAAAGAGATATGATAACTATTTTGTAAATTCACTAATTCTGATCTTATATTAGCTTTTATAAATGATAAATCATTATCACGAACAGCATGTAATAAATTTGCTAGGTCTTCATATAATTTGTAATTGGACATTCTTATAATATATTTTTTTGGATAAGATAATATTTAAATAAATTATACCAACAAATTATTAGATTTATTTTTATATATATCTACAAATAATATTATATTTTTACATGATCACCAAACGTCTTAAAATAAATATTATCACTCTTTATAATATAGAAAATAGTAATATTAAAATATATAGTGTCACTTGTTAATTTTTAGAATTATTACTTATTAAATTCATTATTTTTTCTATTTTATCATTGGATATATCCCAATTTTTTAATTTAATATCTGTTTCTATATTTTCATATCGTTTATATTCGTCATCTAATTTAATTATATCATAATTTATATTTGTATTAGTATTTAACATGTTTATTGTTGTATCTTCTAACATGTTTACAATATTTATATTAATTATATTACTTATCATATTGTTTCTCATAAATTCATATATTGATATATTTGTAAAATTTAAATTTTGATTAAATTTGTTCATTATGTCATCTACTGACATATCATTGTTAATTAATAATAAACATCCATTCACAAATGCATTTAATATCTCATATCGATTTATTGATGTAGTTATACAAAAAATACATTCTTCATTAATTATGTTGTATATATTTTTAATTATATTAAAGATTTCTTTTGCATGTATTTTTTTATTTATTGTTATAAATAATGAAATTTCATCAGTTGAATATTTCCGATAATTTTTCAATTCATTTTTCCAATATTTAATTTCTTTTTCATAGTTTATTTCATTTTTTTTATTTATTAAACTATTTGTATAATTATAATCATCAGGTGTTTCATCATATTTAATATTATTTATTATTTTATCTATTGTATTTAATAAAATATTTATCGTATATCCGTCATATATTACGTGATTTATTTTTATAATAAATTCTTGATTTAAAATTGTTATTTCGGATAATTTTTCATATATGTCTAATTCATCTTTATTTAATTTATCATATACAATAACTTCATCTGAAGCTATTGGTTCTAAATAATATTTATCATTAGATTTTATTATTTTTGTTTTCATTATTGGATGTTTATTTAATACTTTTAATATTATATTTGTTATCTCATTCTTTTCTATAAAATTATTAAATTTAATTTTAATATTAGATTGATAGTATTTGTATATATATATTTTTTGATAAATTGATATTTCATTTGTTACTATTATATTATCATAAATATGATTGTTTTTTCTATTCAATATTTCTTTTGGATTTAAATTATATATTTCATTTATACCAACATTTATGTTTGTCATTTTATTTATCATATAAACAATTTTAACCGCTTTTAATGAATTACCACCTTTATGGGAAAAGTTATCTATCATCCCGTAATTATCAGTTCCTAATACTTCGTTATAAACATCTATTAATTGTTTTTCTAATTCTGTCTCTGGTTTAATATATGTATTTGTTTGTTCTGGTTTTGGTAACGCATTTCGGTCTATTTTTCCCGAATTATTTAGAGGAAACTGTCCTAGCTTTATTAAATTATTAGGTAACATTGCCGGGGTTAAATAGTTCCTTAAATTATCATCTAATATTTGACAATCAATTAGACCAATATAATATAAATTTAATTGTTGTGAATCCTTATCAAATGCTATACAAACTTGATCAACCACTTTTAAAGCCACATTTTCGATTTCTGATATTTCAATTCGAATACCGTTTCTTTTAATTTGTTCATCTTTGCGTCCATAAAAAAGTAATTCACCATTATTATTAAAAGCAACCATGTCGCCAGTTTTATAAATACGTCCATAATTTGGGTGATTAATAAAAGATATATTA